GGTCAATGTCAATATCGCCAGCGTTGTAAATACGAAACGATGTTGTTGTGTGCGTATATATTAAATCGTCTGATTCAAGTAACCCTTGCCCGATTTGCCACAATTCCGCGTCAAACGTGAACGGGTCAAGGGTGGTTCCGACACTCTCCGCATATGGAGAAGGTGAAGAAAACTCTATTTCAAACGTTCCAATGCGTGGCGGATATTTTTCGATTTCAAATCCGTTTGATCGAACTAACCAACGCCGTTTTTGTCCTGGTTCATGAAAGTAGAACAATTCTTTCGTCGAAAAAATACGGAATACTTCATTTCTCAATAATGGAAAGTCTTGTCGGTCAACCGCCTGCATAAAAAAAGACGCTCGTATTTTACGACCGTCATAGGTGGTATCGACTTCGACATATCCATCACGACCGTCAATTTCTTCTGTCACAACGCGAACGGAGGGTGAGGAAATGGAATGCGTTAGGAGTTTGATTCCGTATTGTTCTGTATCAATCATAGTTCCATCTAGCCTTTCGATAATCATCATTTCACCCCGTTCATACGCAGTCTCGTATTCATACGGCTTCCAAGTTCACGTTCGATGATGTCGACGATGTCGTATGCATCTTGCGGTGAACCTGTACCATAGTACGTCAGATTGATTGTGACTGGTGTATTCGTTGTATTGTTGATGATAGGGCGTGCTGCGTTATCCAGTGCCAAGCTGTTTATAGACGGAAGCGTCGCTTGTGCCATACGATTCGTTGCAGAAACAACAGCATCGATATGTTTTGAGATACCTTCTGCAAGGCCGAGTGGAATCCATTTCCCGATCTCGTCGCGCATCACACGAGATGGAGAATGAATATCGAGCGCATTTCTGATTGTTCTCGTAATGGAATTAGCGATGCTTTTTGCTATCCCGATAACAGCCGAAGCCATCGATTTAATACCGTTAGCAAGCCCTTGAATGATGTTTCTACCAATAGCATAGAGATTGATTCGTTTCAGATAGCTCACAGCGCTGTTCCACATACTTATTATGGTTGATCTAATGCCACTCATGATAGAAGAAACAGCGCTTCTCATTGCAGAAAACGCGTTGCTTACAGCTGATCTCGCGGCATTAACCGCGCTGGAAATGGATGACTTAATAGCGTTCCAAACGGATGAAGCTGTTGATTTTATAGAATTGAACACACTTGAGACCGTTGACCGAATGCCGTTTACAACGTTAGAGATAGCTGATTTGATTCCATTCCATACAGACGACGCCGTGCTTTTCAGACCGTTCCATATGCTTGTTAGCGTGGATTTTATGCTGTTCCATACGGTTATCACAGTGTTTTTAATACTGTTCCATATACTTGTGAAAAACGATGCCAGTGCGTTAAAAATGCTTGTTGCTGTCGCTTTTAATCCATTCCATACATTGACGACTGTTGTTTTAATTGTGTTCCATATAGCCGCAAAATCAGCTTTCAATTTATTTAGGATTGTTGTGAAAAATGCCGTTATTGCGTTCCATACAGTTTGTGCAGTTGTTTTTATTGCGTTCCAAACTGTCGAAACAACTGTCTTAATTGCGTTCCATACGGTTGTAAAAATTGTTTTGTACACGTTCAAAACCGTTGTGAAATATGCTTTTATGCCGTCCCAAACAGCAACGGCGACAGCTTTTATTGCTTCCCATATGGCTGTCAATACTGTCTTAATCGCATTCCATGCAGTCGTAAAAATAGTCTCGTAAATATTTAGCAGTGTATTGAAAAACGTTGTTAGTTCGTTCCATTTAGTAATAGCCGCAGTTTTTATTGCGTCCCATATTTGTAACAGAAATGCTTTGATTTCATCCCAATTTTTGTAGATAGCAACGCCAGCCGCTACTAATCCGGCGATAGCGGCGATTGCAATACCGGCAGGGCTGGTTATAAATCCGAGTGTTTTACTAAACAACCCAATCATTCCGCCCGCTTTTGAAATAGCTTCGGAGACTTTTCCGAATGTCATCACAAGTGCGCCAAAGCCATTTATCGCTCCACCAACAATCGTCAGCATAACACCTATTGCTGTCCCGATCCCCGCTAACACCGTTGCAACTGCCGCCGCGGTAGCAATAAATTGCTGAGTAGATGGTGATAGGTTATTGAACCAATTGATGAGATTTTGAATATATCCAGCCACTTTTTCAATTGCCGGCGCCAGCGCATTTCCTATAGTGATTTGCGCTGTTTCAAACGCTCCTTGGAGTTCTTCCAGCGAGCCTTTCAAGTTATCCTTCATTTTCTTCGCTGCTTCTTGTGATGCGCCAGCTGAATTTTGTAATGATTTCGTGAGTTGATCTAATTTTTGCGGTCCGGCTTCAACCACTGTTAGCATACCGCTTGCCGCTTCTGTTCCGAAAATAGTAGAAAGTGCAGCAAGCTTTTGTGCATTGCTCATATTTTTTGTTTTTTCGGCTAATTGCCCGATGATATTGCTGAACGGCAACATTTTTCCGTTGGCATCCGTGATTTTGACGCCTAACCGTTCAAGTGTGTTTGCCGCTTCTTTCGGAGGATCGGACAACCGAATCAACGCCGCCCGCAAGGTTGTACCGGCCTGCTCGCCACGTATACCGTTGTTGGCCATGATTTCCGTTGCAGCCGCGAGTTCTTCGAGGGAAATACCCAATTGTTTTGCGACAGGAGCCGCATACTTGAACGTATATTGCATATCTTGGATGCCTGCTGCTGAATCGTTCGCCGCTTGTGCTAGAACGTCCGCTACTCTACTGGCTTCACTTGCTGATAGACCAAACGCATTCAACGCCGCTGATACCGTCTCGGCAACAAGTGCCATATCTTCGCCAGACGCTTCCGCAGCCGAAATAATCCCTGGCATGGCCGCTAGAATCTGATTCGTGTTGTATCCCATTGCGGCCATAATTTCCATTCCTTGTGCTACCTCAGTAGCTGACTTCGATGTTGACGCCCCTAAATCAAGAGCCGCTTTTTCCAACTTTTTGATTTCAGCTGGTGTTGCTCCTGCGACAGCACCAACACGGTCGATTTGTGCTTCAAAATCCATCGATTTTTTAACCGCGAATCCTAATGCCCCACCGATTGCCGCTGTTGCCGCGCCGAATGATGCGGCCATGGATTGTCCGACGTTTTGCATCCGTTGTCCAACATCGCGGAGATTCTGCCCGACACGGTTCAGGCTTTCTTGCAACCGCCCCCATATCGTTGTGTGTTTGTTGATCGCACCGTTTGTTTCTTCAAGCCGGCTTTGTAAACTCCGTAATTGCCCTTCTGTCTTTTCTAACTCGCGTTGAAAAGCACGATATTGGCCCTCCGAGATCTCTCCGCGCTGGAATTGTTCGTTTACCTGCTGTTGAACCGATTTCAGACGATTCAGCTTCTCACTCGTGTTCTCGATCGCTTGGGAAAGGAGTTGTTGCTTCTGTGCCAGCAAGGTCGTGTTGGACGGGTCGAATTTGAGAAGACGCTCGACTTGCCGCAACTCTGATTGAATACTTTTGCTTTTGGACTCGACATCAGCGAGAGCTTTTCCAAGTTTCGTTGTGTCCGCTCCTATGACGACGTTGATCCCGCGTACACTCTCGGCCATATTCTCACCACCTTATGCAAAAAAGGCGTCTATATCCGCCTGTGTCGCCATTCTGCGGCGAGGTTTTTCTTTGCCAGTTACCGTATCCACATAGATGTTGACGTATTTCAGCAAGTCATTGACTGTCAGCTCGTTCATTTCATCAAAAGAAAGGCCGGCGCGTTTTCCGATCACTAGCAGTTCTAAATCGGGACGCTCCGGCGGTTCGATGTCAGTTGGTTGGCTTAACTCGTCCTGCGCCTCGACGAAAAAAGCCCTCCATAGCTTCGTTCATGATTGCATTAATAACATCGACATCAGTAAAATCGAACGATTCCAAATCAGCTACCCAGTTCATAAAATCCGGAAATTTTTTACCGACACCTTCATAAGCTTTTGCCATTGCCCATGTCACTTGCAAAAGAAAAACCGAGTCAATCTTTGACGGATCTTTTGCTATATCTTGCATTTTCACCAAATCACCAACTAAATCCGTACCAAAAGCCTGTTTATAAAACAAAAGGGCCAAAGGCGTAGCCTTTAGCCCGATTTGTTTTCCTCCAATGTTAACTGTTCTCATTCATTACACCTCCGCCGTTGCGCCCGGTACTGTCACTGCGCTAAAGAAATTGTCATAAATCGCTTGGTTGGTGTCATTCAATTCAATCACGCCACGAACAACGTTTTTGCCGCCGATTTCAATTGGCAGGATGGTGATGTTGAGTGTTTGTGTTGTCGGCTCAACCGATTCGCCGCGCGTATTGTGTTCAGCAGTCGGTCGGCTGGCTTTGCACCGATAATACACGAAACGGCGATTTTTCTTGTCACCGAGGATTTGACCCATGAGCGCAAACTCTTTCGGAATTCCATCTGTCGTTTCAACAAGCATCCCGTTCGCATCGATTTCCCAACCGAGCATTTCGGCTAAAATGTCATCAGGAATATTCGCCATTTCCAACTCAGCTGTGTAGCCGTTGTTGCTCGTGTATGTGAAGTATGGTCCATTATCTGCATAAAACGTCGATTCTTCCCCTTGCGGTTCAGGGCTAAAACGGACAGCCCCCGGAATAGCCACAGGCGTCTCCCATGTCGGCGTTGTATCGTCTGTCAAGAAAGCAATATGAACTTTCTCCAAACCGAATGTGACTTTGTTTTTGCTCATATTCTTCAACCTCCTAGAATTTGAATTTCATAGAGAATTTGAAACATCTTTTCTTCATCGAGATATGTCTCAAATTTCCGATATGGTAGGCCTAGCTCTTTGAGCTTGTCCTGCACTTTTTTCTCGGCAGCAAGATCTTTTTTGTCCGTGTATAGCTCAACTTGGAAGTTTTCGATAGGTACATAGTTGACATTGTCAGCAATCAAGTCAGAGTTGTAAGCGAATTGATACGTAATAAACGGCGGTGTGACCGGACTGGAAAATGAACCGTAGGCGACTGGATAGCCGATAGATTTCAACGCTTGGTATAGTTCAGCTTGTGTCATATTAACCACCGTTTTCGATTACTCTTTTTAACTCGTTCGGCAAGTCTGCCGCGTGTTTCTCATACGCTGGTCGCAAATGCGGATAGGCAGGGACGCGGCCACCGTTTACTTTTGCGTGGCCGAATTCAAGAAGATGGACACGGCGATAGTGTTTTTTGTTCCACACGATGCGCTTGGTTGTGCCGTATCCGTCCTCTTTTGTGATGCCGAACCCTTGCGCGTATTCACCCGTTCGTTTCGGAGCGAGTGCCCGCGCCTCTTTCAACACCTTCCGTGCGGTTTGGTCTACTGTTTTCCGCACACCTTCGGCCACGTCGTCCGTGTATTCCTTGATCGCTTGCACCAACTCGTCGGCTAGACGATCGATCGGGATATTAGTCATCTGCCGCCACCCTTTCACACGTTAGTTCCACTTCTTCAAAATTAGTAGAATAGGTCCGAATCACTTTATATCTAACACCTTCAAACTCGACTTCTTGTTCCCCGCTATACTCATACCCATGAATTACAAACACAATTGACGGCCGTAATCCTGCTGTTGCGGCACTGTAGAATTCATTTCTGCCAACTGACTTCACGTTACACAGGACAGTTTTTCTTGTTTCCTGTGCGATTTGATTGCCGATTTCGTCTTCAACAAACTCCTGCGCGATTAGCACCAGTTCGTTATCATACGTCATGCCGTCCCACCGCCGGCATGAATCATGAGATTGTGGAGTCGGTATTGCAAATGACGTGGCATAGCCCCGTCACTGTCACGGCTTTGATAGCGCCATGTAGCATAATCAACGACAAACATCAAATGATAAGGGTTGGCACCATCCAGCACCAACC